GGGGGGTTTGTAATCTCCTGGTCCGTGAACCAGGGTTTCCCGGCTTTCGGTGGGTGGGGCCCCCAGGATGGTCAGTCCATTTTGCCCCACCCGCAATGGGTGTAGTAGTAGTGTGTGTGCGCTAAAGCCACTCGGCGTTCTCTAGTTGAAGTAGCGGAAACTGTAACCCGCCTTGCCACCACCAAGCGCGGACGCGCCAGCGAGGAAAGGGACGAGGTACCTTGCAGTCACGAAGGATGCAAAGTGGGTCAGAGCAGTATCGTAAGAAGTTCTCCAAGCATTGCCCGCGACGGCGGGATCAGTGCCTGGAGGCACTCCGGTTGAACTGGTGTCGCCGACAAGGGTATCAACTCCGAGGTAGTTGCCAAGCGCGTCGAAGAACGCATGCGCAATCCTAATTGTGGTGCCGGCAACCTCAGCAGGGGTTTTCCCAGTCACCGTGCCATTAACTACCTCGGAGATATACCCGCTACCACGTGCACCGGCCAGATCGATGGCCCACGAGGCAGGCAGCGACGCCCCCCCGAATGGCACACCCATCACCGGAATGCCCGGGGCCCCAGGTGTCACCACCTTGATAGGCCCCGGTACCGACGACTTCATGATCGGCGGCTGGCCCACATAGCCAGCTCCAATCTGCGTGGTCGTTGACGCCACCGTAGGCGGCGTGTCGGTCGAGACGGCATTCTGAAGCGGCCCGAAGTCAACCACCGGCGACTCCAGCTCCACCTCATAATCCACGACGATGTCGAACACCGTAGCAGTAGTGGTGTCGGACGCGATCATCACGAAACCACAGAATGACGTCCGCGGCTCAATGTAGCTAGTGTTGTTCCACGCGGAAACGAACTTCCACGGCTGGTCCCGGTGCATAACCCCCGAATCCAGTTTGAGGTCCAACTGCGCCCACATCGGGCCTTCGACCGCAGTGACGTTGCCCATGAGCTGGGCCTTCGTCGTCGCCACAGGGTCGTCGTAATCGTAGTCCACCGCCATGTACATCCGTCCCGTCGTCGTGGTTGGGGCAGATGATATGAGCGAAATGGAACACCTCACGAACCGGAAGCGCTCGAAGCACGTGGCTAGATTAGTCAGCCACGGGAATAGCAGCCCGCACGCAGGGTTCAGGTCATACCCTGGCGTGTTGGCGCTCGCGCCGAGTAGCGCGAACCCTCCAGTTCCTGAAGTCACAGAGCCCGCAAGCTCACGACGGGCTATGCGGATCCGATTGCCAGAGCCCTGCGTTACGCGCGGACCCTGGACACTCCTTGTCGTACCGATGGCCACCGGCATCGCCACAGTGCGTGCCCCGCCATCAACCTTCTTCACCGCAGCGGTTTTACGCTGCACACTCAACTTAGTCTGCTTCTGCATGTATGGGATACCAGTGCAGTCTGGGACTGTCCAACCCCCGGTAGCATCTGCCCCGCCGTGCAGTCTCTCGGCGTTTTGATTAGCACGGAAGTATTAAGCCACGGATGGCACCGTTTTGGCGGCATAGACCGGGGATCCCCATCTCCTAGATCGGTATCTCCCAGGGCACACCGTGCTCAACAGGGCTGAGACACGGCGGCGGGAGCGACTTATACAGCTGTTCAATCTCGCACTGCAGATCAGGTACGATCCCAAATGCCAAGTAGAACGACACGCGTGCAGCATCGGTGACCAGCCGATACTTCTCATGCATGCCATGGGCCAACCGTACAAATCCGCTCTCCCGGAAGTTGTGATCGACCGCCTTACCACGGCGGCCGTGCGCGATGAGCGCGCTGTAGAACTCCTGGAATACAGGCAGTCCACCTGTCAAACTCAAGCCACACTCCCCAATTGCGTGCAATTGGGTGCTCAGGTGCTGCATGGCGCACACGCGGTCCGTGACGTATAAGTCTTTCGACAACACACATCTCGGGTCGCGGCACATACGCCACGCAGCTCCGTCATATACGGGCTGGGTCTGGCAGAAACTAACCTTTTCCAGTGTACGTACGACCTCCTCCACCTTCATGACCAGACCAAAGGCTTGAAAATGCGCTTTGACGTCGCCGGTGAGAAGCGCAATATCGCGCTCCTCGCCCATCAAAACACAGTCGTCGCCGTTATTGAACAGCGCGACACGAGTTCTCTTACCTCCGGCCATGCCATGCTTGGCGAGTAACGCGTACACCACAGCGCACATGATCAGACAATTGCCAAGGGCGGTGTTCATGTCACCAGAACATCGCCCACCCCGGACGGCATACTTGAACCGGCACCCGGGTACACGCACGAACCCAAGTGTCTTCAACTGCCAGGAGAGAAGCCTCCGCAGCTCCTCACATCCAGGGTAGTACATCTCGTAGACCAGGTGTTCCCACTCCAAAAGGGTGACGTTGACATGCTGATCAAAGCGACTAGCATCCAACCCTACAGCTGCCGGGCGGGCGAACTCACTCCAAGTCGAAGCGAATAACGCCCCCGTGGCCGCCGCGTTGTACCCCTTCATCACCGTGGGACGCCCAAATACTTTGGCTATGTCGTTATACAAGATGTGTTCGAGCGGGCGCAAATACCTGCCAACGCAGGCATTGTACCTTGGCGTCCGCGGTTGTATGACCCGCGGGACAGCCCGTTTCTTCAGGAGAGGAATTTTCTCATGCTTGAGAAATGTCGCAACATAACTATCCTTTCGTAACGGGCCGGTGATGGCCACCCTGTCGACTGCCTGCCTATACACTTTGAGACGCTGACCCCCGTAATACCTCTCAGGAAAATCCTGCAAGGAAACGGGTGTGAGTGGGCTCGCGTGTCGTTTCAGCGCATGTCTGAATCCCAACAAGGCGGTTCTCACCACGGCACGATCTGGAGTAGTAGGTGCCGTGAACACACCGTCAACCTCGTGGTAGAAGACGCGCTCGAGAAGCGCGCTCTCCACATTAACGTCACAGTCAACAAATGACGTGTACTCGGGCCCAGGGGCAGGGAACGGGATCCGGTACAACTCGCGGTGGTGCTCCTTGCCAGAAGGGCACGATACCCTCGCGAGACTTCGTTCGGCGCCAGGCCCAGCCAATCTCGCCCTAAGCTCTCCCACAACACGGGTGGGCACGAGCCTGGGCATTGAGATCGTTGGGCGCCTTAAAAATTTTCGACGGCAGGGCACGTCACACCAAGCGCCACCTGAACCCCCTGGAACCACGGGTATATGGCGACTTGGTGTATCGTCTCCACCTGCTGGCGTCTCTCGACAGCAGCACGGCACTGCAATTGGCGAACACTGCGCACTTCCTGCTCAGTCGGCGTCAAGGCGTACTCAACGGCCAACATGACCGTATTTGGGAAGTGCCGCTTCCGTAGCGAACGGCAATTCTCCCGAATGTACGCCTCACAACGTTGGACAGCGATCGCGTAGTTCGCTCTATTGAACGTGGGGTTCCCCATAGACAGGCGAACCGTCAACCCTACACGCCGGGCAAGATCATGCCCCGTTCGACAGTGTACACCACCATCTGGGTCCGCGTTTAGCGCGCCCGCCAACTCCTCGTCATCACGATCGTTAGACGGAGTGGTTGCAACGCTGACGTGCTCGGTGGCCGCACCGAACTCGTTAAGGTCGGCGTTACCGACCTTGCGACGAACTGCAGCGCTCCTTAGCGCTGCGCGGGAGGCGAATCCCAACGCGGCTATGGCGCCTGCAGCGGTGATCATGTGGCGTATCA